CTTGGCGGCGCGAACACGGCCTGCCTTTAGCTCGTCAAGGGCGACACGGTGATCGTCGTTGGTCAGATCGAAGTATTCACCTGCGGCCCCAGCAGCCTTGTCGCGGTGCTGGTAGTAGCTCTCCTCTTTGACCTTGGTGAAGCCGTGCTCAGTCGACTCGGACAGGCCCTGCTCTTCACGCTGGGCGAAGGCGTTGTCCTCGGCAAGGCCGGAGATTGACTCGCCGTCGTCCTGGCCGTCATCGACGCCTTGCTTCGGCTGGGTCTTCTCTTCGTAGAAGTGGTCGAGCACCTCGTTCTTGCGCGGGCCGAACCAGCTGTCGAGAGCGTCGTCTTGAGCCTTGCTGATTTCGCCGCCGTTGGCGATGGTGCGAATCGCCTTGGCGATCGGCGCCATCTTCGACAGATACTCCTTCCTGGAGTTGGAGCTGAGCGCTTCGGTGAACTTGGCCTGGGCGATCGGCGTCATCGCGTCGAACACAACGTCGGCGTCGGTTCCGTACCGATCGGCGAGGCTCTCGACGTCCTTCATGACTTGCTTGTGAATTGCTTCAGACGAGGCCGCGTCGATGAGCCCCTGATTGACTGCGAGCTTGTAGGCGTTGTCGATCAGCTTCGTGGCGTCCTTACCGTAGCTCTTGATGAGGCTCTCAGGCACGAGCACCTCGCCGTCAGCACCCTTGAAGCCCCTGGCCACCCAGCTCATGATGGCAACGGCGGCCTCCCGCTGCGCGGGCTCCACATTCTTGCTCACGTCATTGACGATGCGCTCATCGATACCCTGCTTGAGCCAGATGTCGGCGAGGATGGGAATGTCCTTTACGAACTCTTGGCCCTGGCGCCGGGCGCTTTCTCGCTTCGCGGCGAAGACATCGGGGTCAGCCGGGCCGCGATCTGTGAACTCGGGGGTAACGTCGTCGCGCATCTTTCCTGTGACAGGGGGCGAGCCGCTCTCTTTGATGGATGAGGCTGGCACATAGAAGGTCTCATTGCCGAACTTCTTCGCTCTCATTTTCGGGAGCGCCACATTGCCGAAGTCGTCAACCACCGTATCCTCTGTCGGGTCGCGCCCTTCTTGGTCACCAAAATCATCGACCATCCGACCCTTCATCTTTGACTTCTTCGTCGTGCCGTTCAGCTCGTCGACAATGCTCTGGGCCTGGGCTTTCTGTTTGCCCTCGCCGTCGGCGATGGTGAGCTCGTCGCCAAACATGAACGGGTCACCGTGGGTGGCGTAGTTCGTCGCCGCAGCCTTCTCTTCGTTACTCGCCGCGCTCTGCGTGTCGAGAATCTTGGCAGCCAGCCGGTCGGCGTAGGGCTTGCGCATGGCGTGGATGTCCGCGCCTTCGAGGTCGCGCTCGTCGTGGAACTCGCCCGGAAGGCCGGTCACACGACGGCGGTCAGGGTCGACGTTGAGGCCGGCGACGTAGTCGTCCAGCTTGACGAACTGTTCGTCGATCTTGTTCTTGGCCTGACCTGCCAGCTTGCCTGCCGCAGCGGCACCCATGTCGATGAGCTGCCGAGGGTCGGTGGCCACGTCGACCGCGGCGTCGGTTGCGTTGTGGCCGATGCTGGAAAGCCCGCCGACACCACCCATGGCGCCGCCAGCTACGGCACCGGCCGCGCCAGCGTTCAGGGCCTGCTGGTAGTCCAGGTCATCGGCAAGGCCCTTGTCTTGCAGGCTGTTCTGGGCGCCCTGGCCAACCAAGTTCTGAGCAAGTTCCGTGCCAAATTCACCGGCTGCGCCGCCACCGACCGCCTTGGCCATGGCGCCCTTGACGCCGGCCTTGGCCAGCGACTTTCCGGCGCCGAGGGCCATGGCCCCCATGGCACCCGGGACGAGGCCCTCCAGGGGCGCCTGGATGGCCCCAGACACCCTCGCGGTGTCGAGGATGTCGCCGTAGCCCTTGGTAGCCCGGATGGTGGGGTCCATCATGGCCGCCCCGGCCGTCTCGTCGGCCATCTGGTCGTAGCCGGCCAGGGTCGAGCCGGCCATCGCCCCAAGTTGGGCACCCTTCAGGCTGCGGGTGGCGATGCCGCCGGCCAGCCCGCCGGCCATGGATGCCAGTGCCGGCTTGATCGAACTGCGCACGTTGCCCAGGGCACCCATGGCCCACTTGGCACCGCTGCCCAGCCCGTCAATGTCGGTGAAGTTCTGTACCGTCGGGGCCCAGGTGCGGGCGAGCTCGGCGGTGCGCCGACCCTCGGCCTCCAGCTGCTGGCCGGCAACGGCGTCGCCCGCTTGGTATGCGCTGGCTGCGTCCCACAGGAGCTTGTTTGCCTGCTCGCCCAGCCCGGCGGCGTTCCACCCGCGGGAGAACTCGCTGGATGCGTCTGCGCTAGCCACAGCCCTGTGTTGAGCATTCGCAGCATCGGCGTCGAATAGAGCTTGTGCTGTCGGTTTAAGAGTCAGAACGCTCTTTGCATCCTTGAGGTCAGCCATCACTTTCCACCCTTCATGCGATCGAGATACCACTGCGGCACCTTTCCGGTCTTGAGGCGACCATTCATCAGCGGCTTACCGTCAGGCCCGATGGTCCCAAAGAACGCCTGCTGCTCGTCAATCGGAAGGCTCCGAATTTGTCCTTCGCTCATGTGCTTGCCGTCCTCTGTCTTGAACCCACCACGCCCAAAACCCTCATTGGCATGCCAAGGCTGAACCTCAGTCCCGACTGGGCTGCTGAACATCCTGTCGTAGAAAGCCTGACCGCCTGCGAGGTTGCTCTGAAGTCGGGCCTGAACCAGCTTGTCGCGAAGGTCCAACGCCGGATCGCCCGTGTTTCCGTACTGCGAGGCAACGCCTTGATTCGCTGACAGGAGGGCGGGGTTTGTCTTCCCATCGACAGTCGAGATGTCCTTCAGACGGCGGTACTCCCTTTCCTCAAGCGCTTGCGCATTGTCGCGGGCGTCCTTCTCAGCTGACCGTTTGTTCTCGGCAATCTTGGCGTTTAGCGAGTCCTGGCGAAGCTGACGGTTGAGATCACGGTCTTCCTGGGCGCCGACGAGCACGGCTCGCTTGAGCCCGAGCTCGGCCTGCACCATGCCCTGGGTGGCCTTGCTCTTCTCCATGTCGGCGAGGACCATGGCTGCGTTGCGGCTGCCACCCTTGACGGCATCGCGCAGACTCTTCTCGGTGGCGGCTTCGGCGGCGATGCCTGCAAGGCGTTGGTCTCCATGTGTAAGACGTGCGACGGCCTCCTTGTCACCGGAGAGCGCCGCGCCGCGAGTGAGCTCGGCAAGACGGTCTTGATCCTTGGCGTTGCGCTGGATGGCATCTGCGTACTGCTGCGTCTTCGACCAGTCGTTGGTCACACTGCCGTCGGCAGCGCGGTAGAGCTGACCGCCACCGGCCCGGTTGTCGCCCGTAAACGTCGGGGTGCCGTTGACATCGGAGACGGAGATGCCCGATCCGTTCAGGCCCTGCTTGGCATTGAAAAGCGCCTGGGCGGCGGCGTCACGGAAACTCGACACACCACCGGAAGCCTTCACGCGATCGGCGAGGGCTGCATTGATCGGGGCCTCGAACTGGTTGAAGTTGCCCGCCTGCCGGGCGAGCTCCACCTCCGGATCGGCCCGTCGGGTGAAGGGGTCCGAGTCGGCGTCAAATGTTGAGTCCTTGACTCGCTGCAGCTCGGGGCTGAGCGGCTTCGGTTGAGCCGACGCTGTTGGCTTGACGACCGGTGCGGCCTGCGTCACTGCGTCCACGCCAGTCGAGGTGCTCCCTCTGAAGTCCAACGGCGTGCCGGCCACGGCTTGACTCACCACACCGTTGGATGTGTCGGACGGGCGTTCGCCACCGAGCCCTTTGATCAGCTTGTCTGCGCCGAAATATCCGGCGACGCCGCCCGCCAGACCGAGAACCGGGACGGCAACCGGGGCAAGCGGCCCGGTTGCCGTCCCAGCGGCCACCCCGACTTTTGCCCCAAGCCCAGCAGACGTCCACCGACCGACATCGCCTGCCACTTCAGCGCCGACATCCAATTTGGTTTTGTTGGGGTCCGTGGCGACGTCAACAACCCCGGCTGCGTCCGCGGCACCGGCAAGCCACGGTGCCGCGCGAATGGCACCCTTGCCCAAAGCGGTTGCTGCCCGCCCAGGCAGACTACTGGAGAGGCTCTTGCCTGCCTTCATCGCGGCGGAGCCATAGTGACGAGCGGCCTCCACAACAGTCTCGCCACCATGGATCGCCCTGATCGCGCCGGTCGCCAACCTGGACATGGTCCCGGGGCGTTGGGGCCCGGAGTTGGGAGGAGCCGGCATCTGGGGCCCGGAGTTGGGAGGAGCCGGCATCTGGGGCCCGGAGTTGGGAGGAGCCGGCATCTGGGGCCCGGAGTTGGGGCCGGGTGGAGGGGTATTGATGGAGGCCCGAGATTCCATACCCCAACGGCCGAACCGAGACCCATCAGGATGATAAATGCCAGTTGACGCGGCGGCCTTGGTGCGAAAATCTCTCTCGATGTTGCTCATTTTGACTCCGTCAGAGTGTGTCAGATTGCCCGATTATAGGGCATCAGAGGCTCTTCGACTCGATGGCCGCCGCCAGGGAGTTCATACCCGCCAAGGCGCTGCCCGCCATCTGTGCGTAGCTGTTGGCCCCGCCGAGGATTACCTGGGCGGCGTCGCTCATGCGCTTATATTCAAGACTGGCGTTCTGCATGACCAGTTCGCTGTCCACCTTGTACCTGGACATCTGCAGCTCACCTGTCGCCTTCACTCGCTCGTAGTTGGCCTTGGCCTCTTCAACCCTGCCCTGTTGCGTTGCAACGTAGCCTTTAAGCTCGGCCTCATAACCCAGAACGTCAGTCTTGACGCGGGTGGCCTCGGCATCGACCAGCGAGTTATAAGCCTTCACCTGTGCATCGTAGGTGCCAAGCAGCGCCCGGTTCTCCATCGATACAGCTTCAGCGGCAGTGCCTTGCGCGGAGATGTGCACTTGCCACGCACGAACCTTTTCTGCGTACCCTTGCGTCTCGGCTTGGTACGCGCGCCACTTCTCGCTGTTGCCCTGAAGTTGCGCCTTGTATGCCTCCCACTCGGCATTCTTACCGTTGAGGGCGGCCGAGTATGCCTGGACCTGTGCGCCAAAGATGTCGACCTTAAACTTCTCGATCTGAGCCTTTGCCACCACACTGTCGACCGCGGCCTTGTACGCGTTTGCCATCACCGACAGGCCGTTCATCCGGGCCGAGAATGCCTGGACCTTCGCCTCGTCGACGCTGACCTGGGCCTTCAGCGCGCTGACCTGGGCTTGATAAACCTCGTACTCGGCGAGTGTTGCCCGGAGCAGCGACTCGAAGACCATGGCCTCGGACTTGTAGACCTCGACTTGCGCACTGGCCATCTTCACACGGATGTCGTAGAGGGCCACGACTGAGTTCAGCACACCCTTTGCAAACTCGAGCGCGTGTCCGTTGAGCTGCACCAGCGTGCCGGCCCACTGCTGTGTCGACGCAAGAACCATCTGGCGAAGCCCAGCCGACTGGGTGACCGCCCACTGAAGGTTCTGCTGTTCGAGCTCAGCCTGCTTGATTGCGATCTCGACTGCCATGCGCGCGTTGTTGTCTGCCGCCGCCTGTCGAGCCTGTACCGCAGCAGAGAACTGCGCACCACCGGGGATCGTAAAACCTCGGCCGGCGCCCTCTTGGTAGGCAGCGTCGCGCACCCTGAGATACTCGCGGGTGTTCTTCTCAGCACCTCGTTCCCAGATCGCCGTTTCGATGTGCGGCGCAAGCGCCGTGCCACCCTCCACGTATTTGGCCAGCCGTGTCTCGATTGCCGACATCTGCTCGTGAAAGCGGGGGTTGATCTTGGTGAGCTGGGCGTCGACGGCCGACTCAAGATCGCTGCGCAGCGACGCAGACTGATCGGCGAAGTCGTGGCGAAATTTCTCCTCAAGCCCTTCTGGTGCGGACAGGTCGAGGTTCGGTTTGGCTGCCGTGAATGCAGGCACACTGACCTTCGGGGCGGCCGGGATGACCACGTCCGTCAGCTTCGGTGGCTCGAACTCAAAGCTGCGAAGCAGGCTCGGCATGTCAGGCACATCAGGCACCGACAACGCAGGGGCGTTGGGTACAGCCATTGTCAGCGCAGTAGGCTTGTTCGGCTCACTGACGGTCGGCTTCACAGGCTCGGAGCCAGGGGCCAGCCCCCCAACGTCGATGTTTGGGATGCTCCTTGGTGTCGGGGCGCCCCCGGGCTCCCTTGGGGGGCGGAATGCCGCGCCAGGAAATTTCGGCGCAGCTTCGCCTTTGAACGGGTTGAAGGTGAGGTTGATACCCTGAGAGGACGGGCTGATTATCGTCCGAGTGTCGAACGCCTTCAGCGAAGAATCGATCGATGCCTTTGCGGAGTCCGCAAGGCTCTTGGCCATCGACTGGGCCTCAGAAATTATGCCGGGTACATCGACTGCCATTTTGGTGCCTCTCGTCAGAGTTTGTCAGAGTGCATTGTATCTTCAAGCGTTATCAGGTGCTCGGCGTGCTCAGATCAGGATTCATGCCAAACTGACCCTGCCCGGCTGCCAGCTTCGGCAGCTTGATGTTTCGCCAACTGGCGAACCGCTGAATAACCATCGGCTTATCAGTAGTGATCGCCGCAACAAACGCGGGTAGGTCGAACTCGCGCTCAAACACCTTGGAGAACGCCTCAACGTGTGTCGTGCGCTCGAACGTCTCGACCGGGTTCCCATCGGGGTCCAACTCGACCCGCCTGTATTCAATGAGATCGAACGGCTCGACCGGGGCATCCGGGTTGTACGGGTTCTTGAAAAAGGCGAACACCGCGAAGTGCCCGTCTGGGTGGGTGCAGATGCCAGAGTGCACCGATGCGTCATAACCATACCGATAGGTGATGTGGTCCCACGCGACACGGTGCAGCCCGATGCAGTGTGCGGCCTCTAGGCTGTCAGGATTGACGGCCCTCCCGTTTAGCCAGGGTGAGCCCGACGGGAGGAATTTGGCCGGTAGCAGCCCATGGCCAAGCGCCAATGAGTCTGTCGTGGTATGGGGTATTGCCGAACCGTGTCGAGTCTCGCCAAAGGCGATAACGTGCAAGCCGAACGGGTCACCATTTCGACTTTGGTGAAACGCCTTCGACAGTGAGCGAAGATCAGACGACACCATGCGGGCGATCGCGTTAGCTCCTGGCGTGGGGTATTCAGAAATGTAATATCTGTAGATGGCCGGCGGGTCGCCGTCATAGGTCGGAAGATCGTCACGCTCGATCCACCGGAACTCATCGAGCATCCGGTACGGTCGGTTTTGCGCAACACAGACGCTCTGCACGTCTGCGAAACCGCGGTCTTGGTTCCTCGTGACGACAAACTCGTCAAACACCGTCGGGGTCGTGTTTCCGAACTCGACATCACCAAACAGACGAATCTCGTCAGTCAGAAGGTCACCCGCCAGCACACCGAGGGCCTCAAGCCTGCTGTCGCAATATGCGTATTGCGCATCGAAATACCAGTAGTTGCTGAGCGTGCGTTTCTCGGTGACGGCGAACTCAAAGTCAGTATCTTTCTCACCCGTGATCGTGATGTGAAACTCGACCTCAAGGACAGCGCGTTCACTGACGCTGACAGGTTCCGCCCCGCCGGCCGCAGCAACCCATGCACCCACGACATCCTCGTTGTAGATTTTGTATTGCGGCCCGTACTCGCGCAGGCAATAGACCGTCTCGCCACTCACACCGTCGCCGCGTAAGAGCGTCGGCTTCTCGGCAACGTGGACAACGGCCACGGCCCGAGTACCTGACGGGTGGAAGTCCCAGATGTAGTGATGCTTCTGGTACTGACGGCGCTCGTCGGCTCCCGGCTCAACCTCAGACCCTGGGTAGTCAGCATAAGGGGCAAGCGTCTGTGCCTCTGGGAGAGGGGGCGCCGCCCAACGATCGCCATACTCAGTGATGGCCCCACGAGGGGCGACGTGCATTGTGCTCATCGACGGGATGGAGATGCCGCTCGGTATGTAGTCCGCGGCCATTACCTTCCGCGCTCGACTTTCGTCGAACGCCGTGAAGACTGGGTCACCCGTCAGGTGGCTTTCAGGGTATGCGTAAAAGTTGCTCTGCATGTCCGTCATGATGACGAACCTCCGCCCGCTCACCTCCATGCACGCAGCCCGGCGGGGCCAGTTCGGCACAACAGGGAAAGGGAAGCCGGATACTGCTTTTTTCTTCTCATACAGCGTGGGCAGCACATCGACACCGACGTCTGTCAGGAAGTCGTGAGGCACAGCACTAGTTCCATCGACGGTGGTGTAGCTCCCCATGAAGTTCTGAAAGTCGAGATCGGCCGACTGCCAAGAGAGGCAGCCGTTGGTCGACGTCATGAAATAAGGCTTGGTGCGGATCGCGTCCTCCGCTTTCACACCGTCGGACCAGGGCCACCAGTGATACTGCGGATTCCGCTGGCCGTTCACAGCCCGGCTGAGTGGGTCTCGAGGAACGATTGGCGACGGCTCGTCCGTGAAGGATGTCGATAACTTGCGCGGACGGAGAACCCATTTGTCATCGACAAACGCAGGGTTGATCTCTGTAGCCCACCATTCGATGGGGAAGGCCGTGACGCTGTCGAGTGTGCTGAAGAACTCATACCCCAGCGTGCCCTCGGCCCTCTCAATGCGAACGAAGTGCTGGTTGATGAACGGGTTGTATTCGATCAGCACTGTCGCGTCGCTGAGCGAGTAGCGCTGGACTCGCTGTGGGCTGTTGAGTAGCTTGAGTGCCCGGAGCTTGGACAAAGCAAAGGGAAGGTACATCTCTGCACCTTCCCCCATCAGGATTTTGTGGACGTTCACCCCTTCACCACCGTTGTCGAGTCGACGATCGCCTCAAGTCGGTCGATCTGAAATGCCTGACCCTCTGTGTTGGTGATCGAGAAGTTGTAATACGTGCCCTTCACACCCAGGCCAGCCCTGGCACGACCTGTCTGGACACCTTGTGTGCTGACAAGGCCGACGGGGTATTCATACTCAACACCCTTGTCGGCAGTGAAGCCGATCTGCAAGTCGGTTCCGGTCTCGCCGACGACATAGACGAATGGCACCCGCTTGATGTTCGTCTTGCCGAAGTCCGTGTAGAACGTCCGCACCTTTGCGATGATGGGCTCACCGTTGTCGGTGTCGCCGGTCAGTTCGTAAATGCCATCGTTCTGAACGCCAAAGAAACGATCGCCGAAGCGAAGGACGTTCTCGAACGCAAAGTTCTTGTACTCGGTGACAGCCCCGGTCGCGAGGTTGATCGCGTAGGCCTCGCGTGAGACGACGACAACTTCTTCGCCGTGGGCGACCAGTGTCAGCGACGGGGCAACGAGCCATGCTTGACCGCTCGGCGCCGGCTGCAGCGACGGGCCAGTGATTTCCCACACAACCCTCTCGTGCACATCGCCGCCTGCCTCAAGGGCGTAGCGCCCGAGAACGGCGAGGTTGGCAACAGCAACGCCGCCCGTCGAGCCACCAGCTGTAATGTCGATGCCTGGGCCGACAAGGTCGGCTTGGGCCCCTGATAAAAGACTGACGCCGTATCGACCTGTGAGATGGAGCTCCGCTGAGCCGACCCCGCCAGTGCTGCCTGTTGCCTCCAGCTGCAACGACGGCAACACCACGTCTCCGCGGAGGACAGGCATGAACACGCCAGTCGCAGAGAGTGTCACCGCCGGGGCGTCGATCAGACCCTGGCCACCGAACGCGCCGGTCATTGTCAGGGCAGGTAGGTCGGCGACCAAGCCTTCGATGGGCAGCTCTGCGCCCTCACCCCTGATCGAGAATGCCGTCGTGATCGTTAGCAGGCCGAGCGAGATGTCGACAGCCTGCGCACCGAAAGCGAACACCTCACCCAGCTCGCCTTCGCCGGAGCCGTACACGTGGTCGGAGCCTCTGGCCTGAACGCGACGGAGGTTCGCAGACCCTGTGGCGACAGCGCCGGTGAAACTGTGACCGTGTGTGCTGGCTGCGGTGAGATAACCGTCGCCAAGCGCCCATGACGGTGCGGAGACCCCACTCTCTGCGTAGCTGGAGAACGAGCCGATTGCGCCGGTGCCGGCCGCATAGTGCTTGTTCGATGCCAGGGCGCGCACCCCGTCGAGCTCCCCAGCGGCGCTCGCGTGGTTTGCTGCACCTGCAAGAACGTCGAAGGGGCCGATGACACCAACACCAAAGTTGCCGACGCCCTCCATGCCGAGCGCGGAGATCGGCCCGAAACCGCCCTCGGCAGTGCCGACGCCTGCGATGATCGCCGCGACCTTGGCGTTGACGATGGTGTCGCCCTTGAGATACATGCTCGACGCGAGGCGGAAGCTCGCGTCGAGGGTGCTCGGCCTACGAGCGATCAGCACGCCGTTCTGGCTGACAAACACGTCGGCGCCTTGGCGCCACATGACGAACTTGTCGCTGCCCCCGTAGGTGCCGAGCTCTTGAACGGTCGCGCCGAACTCCATCAGGCTGAACGAGCCACGGGTGAAATACAGCGCGTGATCGATCGAGCTGTAGCCGATGCCTGCGAAGTGGTCAGCCAAGCCACAGACAACACCAACGACACTGGCCGGCACGAAGAACTCATACCCGCCGTTGCCGGAGAGAATGGGGATACTGACCGCACCAGACGACCAACCCGTTTTGTTGGTCTCGCTGATTGTCGCCGGCGTGCCGGGAGTGCCCGGCGTACCTGGAACCCATATCCTCATACTCGGATCACCTGAGTTTTGCCGTTCGGGTCCACGGTGAGCATGTAGTTCCCGGGCTGGCCGTTGTAGTTCGTGAAGGTGTAATAGACCTGCCCGCCGCCTGTCTGCGAGGTGCTACCGCCGCCGTTCAGCGGCGAAGCCCCGGTGCTGCTCCCTGACACACCGACAGGTGAGAACGGCAAGCCACTGCTAAGCACCTTCTCTGCCACCGGGGGCGTCGGCGGGTCGGCCACTTCGACCCAGAACCCTGGCGACGGTGGGATGGTTGGCGTGCCGGGGGTGATCGACGTAGAAGAGAGGCGCTTGAGAATGCTCACTGGGTCTCCTCGCAGAGGATGCGCTGCGTCCAGAAGATGTCGGGCGGCGCAACACCTATTGTCGCTCGTGAAATCCTGAAGCTCACCGGGTCGTTCCAAGGGTCGTATGCGCTTCCTTTTTTTGTTGAGGTCTGCGCTTCGGATGCAGCACTAAGGTATTCCGCCGTAGATAGATCGCTCGTGCGAATGTCCCCGCCGTCGATGATGTCGACGAACCCTATTGACGATTGAGTAGGTTCGTAGCCGGCAGATGACGCCGTTTGTGTGTAAAGAATGGTGTCGCAGTTGCGTATCGCGTCCTCGTACTGCGCTTTGATCGTGAACGTAAAGTCATCCCCTCCGAATACATCACTTGGAGAAACGTCTGGGGCTCCGTCAGCCATATAGGTGAGGTTGTCTAGTGAGTTGCCGCCGGTCGGACTTTCCTCTGAGAGTGCGTACCCTTCGAAGGTATACCCCAGGTAGCTATACGCTTGGTAAGTATCCCCTTCTAAAACAAAAGGGTAGCTCCCCCACACAGGATCGGGGGTGCGAACCGGGATCGGAAGCCCCTCATCCCCCAGAGCCGTGTATATCGCCCACGCATCGGGATGATTTTGAGGGATCTGCCAGTGTGAGGGGTCAGCTCCTACCACCGTTGATGCCCCTGACGGATACCAACTGAGGAACTGGCCCCACGGCACTACAGAGTCCAGCGCTATGCTGCTGAGGTACGTGAACCAATACGGTTTGAAGGGGATGTCCGGCCCCTCAAACGAAATGTACGACGCCCCCTGGTAGCGAATCACTCCTCTTAGCACGACTTGCATGTGGCCTCCATTCTGCTGGTTTGCTCCCTAGTGACAAGCCGGTGCCCCTGCCTAGCGTGCATGCGCCAGACATACCCCTCGAAGTCCAGCTGAAAAGGATGGAGCTTCCGCACCAAGAGCCGGTCGCACAGGTACGGGTGATCAGGCAACGTCGCCAACACCGACTGCACCAACTCGCGGCGGTACACCGTCAAGTGGTGTGCCCCCTCGCGTTTCCCCGCAATACGGTCACCCCACAGTCGCTGCTCCAGCGTCACCACTGCCGGATAGCGCTTCAGCGCTCGAAGGCACGCATCCATCACCCCCGGGAGCACATAGTCGTCGCTGTCCACGTAGCTCACGAATTCGTGCTCGCCCAGGGTGTAGGCGTGCGCCCGCCCTGCCCCGACGTTACCCTCGACACCCTGGACGACATGGACCGTGCAGTTCTCCCCTTCGAGAGAGCGCAGGCACTGATCCAGCCATTCCTGGCGGGTGCCTGAGTAGGTCAGGACATGGACGTCGATCACAGCAGCGTGGCGGTGTAGTAGTCGATCGTCTGCGGTGCGCCAGACGTCAGGTTCGTGTTGGAGATGTTGAGGTCGGCACCGATCAGACCGACGGAGCCCTGCAGTCGCGCTTCGCTGGTGCTCAGGCTGCCGGTGTCGCCCGGAGCCACGAAGCGGTAGTGAGTGGCCGTGCCGGTGGCGACGTTGGTGCCGCTCCACACCTCGGCCGCAGCCTTGCTGATGGTGCCCGCGGCTGCGGCTGCGGCAAACGTCAGGCCGGTGGCCGTGCCGTTCAGAGACACCTCGCAAAGCAGCGTGCCGGTTTCGGCGGCGTCGGCGTCTGCAGGCAATGCACCAGCGAAGATGCGGACCTTACCGCCGTTGAGCGCAGCCTTGAACGAGCTGGTCGCCAGAACGGCGTTCTTCAGCCCGGTGGAAGATTTGAGAGCCATGTCGAATCCTTATCGCGCGGGAAGGGTGAAGGCGAACACGTCGATGGTGTTCGGCGAGTTCAGCGTGATGGACAGGTTGGTCAGGTTGACATCGCCGCCGGAGCTGGCGATCGAACCGTCGATCCGAGCTTCGGTATCCGACGCGTTCGCCGGGTTACCTCCGGCCGGGTAAAAGCGGAACCAGCCGGCGGTGCCGACAGCCAGCCCGTTGAACTTCCAGTTCTCGGCTGCGGCCTTGCTGATCGTGCCAGTGGCCGTAGTGTCGAATGTCAGGCCGGTCCCAGCACCATTCACCGTCACGGTTCCCAGCAGCGTACCGGTGGCGCCGTTGTCGGCCGACACGGGCTGCGGGCCGGAGTAGATGTTGATCTTGCCCAGGTCGAGGGCGCCTTTGAGGCCACCACCGACGCCGCCGTTGAGCAACTTGGCCCGTATACCCGTTGAAAGTTGAACTGTCATTGTCATTACCTCTTGTTGAATGCGGCCCCGCCGCCTTTTAGAACCACGACGAAACGGCTATAGCCATGCTGGTTGAAAACTGAACCTGCGGCATGCACCCCAGGGGCGACACTCACGTTAGATTCTGTCAGATTCTCGAACGGTGCCACACGACACAAACCGCGCTTCGACCAGAAATACAGCTTGTCATCCGGCCCCCAGTCTGGGTTTTGGCCCTGTACCGCGCCGTAATCCGCCACCGAAACGAGGTCGGTCTGATTATACAGAAACACCTGTCTCTCAGTAGAGAGCATCAGATAGCCTGACCCTTTGGGCTCCGTGGCGGCGATTTGAACCACCCTACCTGGGATTTGCAGGAAGGAGCTGTTCAGGTTGAACAGATGAAAACCGAGGGGTTCGCTGAACCACACAACTGTCATGTCCTCCTCGGGCATGTACTCGGCTGCGTAGAAGCGACCTTTGTAAAACGCGACCTTGTCGGCCCCGTCCGGTGGGGGGTCGAGGAACTGGTTTGTGAGCTCTCGTCCGCCATGCAACGAGGCAAACGTGAACGCTGACGTGGTGCTCGGCACAACCGCCTCAAGCCGGAACACGCCACCCTGGGCCGCCACATAGATGGCCGTGTTGCAGCCGATGTCCGTCGGGATTCCTTCAATCGAGAGCCCGCCATCAACGCACATGACGGCCGTCGACGGGCTGGCCCCGCCCTCTCGCCCGAGCGCGTCGATGAAGGCGAAGCACACCTGATAGACGCCCGGGGTAAGCCCGCCGCTGGCGTTTCGAACGACCCCACCTGTCGGTGTCTTCACGCCCCAGTCACGCACCTCGCCGTTCGAGGTGATGATTAGCTTCACGCCGGCCGAGACATAAACCTCGCCGTTCGCCTCTGCCCAGAACGCTTCGCCGTGCAACCCTGTGGCCAGCTCAACGCGGCTACCATCCTGATTGACGACGAACAGGGTGCCGCTATCAATGATGTAGAGCCTGGAGAAGTCAAACGTCGAGAAGCTCGACGTGATGTGTGTGCCTTCCGAGAACGGGGTGAAACCTGACCGACGGGCCAAAAGACCTGCGTCGTTGATGTCGACGTTCTCGGCTTGCTGGAGAAGCTGCCACGTGACAGGGGCGAGGCCTTGCCGCCCCGGATAGCCGCGCAGCGTGTCCGCCGTGTTGTTGAGCCCTGCAAATGTTTTCAGGGCGACCTTGTCTCGATTTGAATCCACGCCTGCAACGCGCATGACAGCTCCTTAGATGTGGGTCCGCCGACCCTTAGTGAGCGGAGACTGCTCAGGGTCGGCGGTGGCTGGGGGTTAGGTCCGGTCGATGGGGTCCGGTCAAGCAGCCATCCCCAGCTGGGCTTATTGCTTGATCAGTGCGTCGAGTCGTAAACACCCTCGACGAAGATTCGTTGCTCTGCAGACCGACGCTTGGTCAGGCCGTTGCTCGGAACGAGCTTTCCTTTGACGCGAACTTTGTTCCAACGGGCAAACTGGCCGGCGCCCTTTTCAACCCAACCCTGGTTGATCATGCCCACCAGGGTCGACCCGTTGACCGATGACTCGCCGCAGTTAAAGGCCAGACTCACAAGCGCGTCGAACTGCTGTTGAGTCAGCTTGACCGTCACGCCTCTCTTGACAGAGCGTTCTGCGTCGATCAAATCGATCGCCATGATCCGCGCAGCTTCTTGCTCGGTGATGATCTTCGGCGGCACCTCGCCGGGCTTCTGCAAATGACCGTAGCCCCAGGTGAGCAGGTTGCCCTGATCCAGATAGGGCTTGGCCGCAAACTTCTCCCAGGCACACACGAAGCTGATCAGCTTCGGGGATGAGCGCAGCTCGTCGTTCATTTAGCGGCGTCCTCGAAGCGCTTCCTGGCCAGCTCTTCAGCCAGGAAGACAAGGCGTGTGCCCATGTGGCCCCCGATACCGGCTGCGACAGCGCAGAGGCTCGCCGGCAAACCAAGGCCGTCGCCGGCCATGTATGAAGCGAGACCGACAACGCCGGAGATCAGCATCTCCCCGAACAGCTCGGCGATGTTGAAGATGCGGGTGTGCCCCGCTTTCACCTTCGAATACCAGTTGATGAAGCCGCCTCCGAAGGCCATGCCCATGGCGAGCACCCAGGTTGCGGTTGTCCAGTTTGTGGGGTCTTTCTCAGGCATCACAGCCCTCCGTATTGCACGGTGCGCACCTTGGACCGGTAGCGGTCCATCTCGGCTTTGGCCTCGGCGCAGGTTTGAATGAAGGCCGCGCGGTGCTCGTCCGACGCCCGTTTGTTGTACGTCTCACTGTCGCGCTTGAGATATGCAAGGTGCTTCATCCAGTCCAGCAGATGGATGTGGTAGTCCTCGTTCACTTCGCTGAGCGTGTGCGTCTCGTCAACAATGCGGGTGAGCGGAAGGCGATAGACCTGCAGCAGGGCGACGTCGTCGGCGGCCGGCGGGCTAACCCACTTGACCTTTCCGACCTCGCTGCCGATGACCATGTAACGGACCTCGCCTGGTGCGCGGTCGTTATAGAGAAACGATGAGACGCCGTAGTCATCTCTACGCATCAACCCCTGGTCGGTCCAGTTAGCGATGGCGATCTCTCGCCCGTCGGACTCGCGCTGGGCCTTGTCGAAGCGAAGGATGAGCGGGCTGATGGTTGCGATCTCCTCACCGGCGACAATGTCCACCCGGGTCAGTGGGGAGGTGAAGTCGTGGATGCCGCCGGTGAGGCGGACAAACCGGCGGTAGGCTGCTTCTGCGTAGCGAATCGCCTCGGCTCGGGACCAGAGATATGGACCCACATCGTCAAGGACGTCAGAGCGCCACGCTTCGATCAGTTCGCCGGCGTTGACCATTACTCAGACTTCGCGGCTTGGTAGGCCAACCATGCCTTCTTGGTTTCATCAGCCTCGGGCTGGAAGCCGACGATGGCCTTGATGGCCACGGGCTTCGGCACACCACCAGCGTTGAAATCCTTCGAGCTGTTGCGCTCGACGAGGTCTTCGATGGCGGCCTTGATCAGCTCTTCGCGCTCGTGGCCCTGGGGCTCCTCGGGCAGGCGCTTCTCTTCTTCAAAGCCCTCGCCCTGCTCACCATCGACACGCTCTGCGCCGATGCCGACCACCTCGGGCACGAGGATAAGCTGCACCGGACGGGCCACGCCTTTCTCGAAGCGCACGGCGAGGCCGGTCTTGGAGATCAGGGTGTGATTCCGGTTCAGTACGAAATGGGGGAGTTTCACTTCACTCATCGTCTTCTCCTTGCAAGCTGAGCCCCGAAGGGCTCAGCGGTTTGGCTTAGTTGGTGACAGCTTCGTGGATGCGACCGTCGAGGGTGTAGGTCACGCGCACCCGGGCCTTGCCGGCCGTGGCGTTGGCCACGGTGTAGGCCAGGGTCAGGCGGATGTTCGCGCCGTCGTTGCAGAGCAGCTGGGTCACGTTGCTCAGGGTGAGCGCGGTGCGACCGGCAGTCTTCAGATCGACGGCGTTGGCCAGGGCGGTGGTCGAGCCGGCGATGCCGACGGACAGGGTGGCGGCGGTGGAGCCTACGTATGCCTGTTCGACGATCACCTCGCCGCCGGTGATGACGGCGCCGCGCGGGATGAACATGCCGTCGAACACGACGGTGTTGGCCACGGGCCCGGTCAGCAGGGTCTCGGCCGGATCGGTCGAGGCAGCAACGGTGGAACCGAAGGTCTTCTTGGCGCCGTCGGCGCTGTCCACCACCCAGTTCTGGTGAGTGAGGACAAACTCTTCGACGAGCAGGTACTGGGCGCCGCGGGTAGCTTGCAGTTTGGGCATGTGCTTCTCCTTATTGAGCCACGTCGACTGCGATTAGACCGAAGTCTTCGACAGTGCCGCCGCTATACTGGGAATAGAACTTCGGCTTCAGGAAGCCGAGAATCTTGCCGGTGCTGATGCCCTGCTGGTTCTCGTAGTCGAAGCCCTTCTCGACCCACTCCGGGTTGCCGATGTCGGCGAAGCCCAGGGCCTGCGCGCCACAGAACAGCATGCGGCAGCCATCGACGGTGCCGGTGGAGCCCCACTTGGCGCCGGAGGCGGCGGCGCGGGTGTTCGGGACGTGACGGAACTCGTGGATGTAGAGGTCGTCGATGCGAACGGTGCCGCCGGTGAAGAGCGGGTTGCCCTTGTCACGCGGCATGGCGTGGCGCAGGTTCAGCAGGTAGGTCGGGTCGAGCTTGAGCTTGGCCATGGCCTGCGGGCTCAGGTAGATGTGGAAGGTCTCCTGGCCACCGTTTTCCTTGACGCCACGGATGTAGTTGTCCTTGGCATATGCCTTCAGCTGGACAAAGAGCTCCCAGCACGGGGTGTCGGCGGCGAGGAAGCCGGCCGAGGTGTTGGTCTTCTGGCTCGGGGGCAGCAGGCCGCCGGATGCCTTGTCCCAGGTCATCAGGCGCTTGGAAGTCGGCGCGGTGACGTCGGCGGCGAACTCGAGATTCACCATGTCGGAGCCAGGGCGGACACCGCCGGAGTTCCTGTTGGAGTAGCTCATGCCGGCCAGGGTCAGGAAGGCCATCTGGTCGATGCGGTCGGCCAGCCAGTAGGCCAAGACGTCGCGACTGTTTTCGCGGAAGGTGACGACGGACTTCTGGTCAGCCATGCGACCTTCATGCCGGTTGGCGTGGCGAATCTGGTCGATGCGGATGACCTGATCGAAGGACTTCATCGCCTCTTCGTTGCCTTCCAGGGTGCGGTCACCGGCAACGCCGTCGCCTTCGAGGTCGGCCAGCAAGGTGATGACTGCGCGGGCGCCCTTCTCGGACTTCTTCAGCTCGGTGATGTGCTGGATGACCGAGTTGGAGTCAGAACCAGAGAACTGGTTGACGAAGGAATAGTTGCGGGCTTGGCGCCACAGGTCTTTGGACCAAGTGGTCTTTTGCTCATTGGTGAGCAGGGCAAAGTTAGTCAGACTCATTCGGAACCTCCGTTATGTGTGAGCCGTGGATTTCGCAGTGCGCTTTCGCGCCCCAACACACTCTCGCGGTGTCTGCGTCTGCCTGTGTCGCTGGCAAAATGCGAAGAACACGGCCTTAACGAGGTCGAGTCGCCCACCTGTTCGCCGGTGGGTTGCGAGGTGACATGCTACAAACCGCCTGTCAGGGTTGGCACCTTACGGGTGCCATTCGGTTGCGGTGACTCTAACAGAGAGCGTCAGAGCTTGCAACGGTCATGCTTGACAAAGGATCACCTCCCTTCTCAGCTGCGATTCGTATCATTCACGTGATTCACGAAAGCCTGTGCCATGTGGGATACAGAGTTCCCAGGCTTGCAGGGTAGATACACCTCGGTCCCGGAGCGAAGGGTGACAATCACTTTTGAATCTGCTATCGCCACCGAGGTGACGTCGCTGGATTCGATCCAGCGGTCATTGTCGATTCGGATGAGGCTCATTAGACCACCTGCCAGTCTAAAGCGAGCATGTCCTGTTGACTCGGCACCCAACCGGGCTGCATCTTGCTGTCAACAGTCTTCATCCCGATGCACGGTTGCATGTCGAACCCGTTGCACATGGCGTTTCCTGGCTTGATGTGGCAAAGCCACATACCCTTTCCGTTCCAGCCAGCCCTTGCGACGCGAGAGCCCTCATTCAGCCGTTCCAGCGCCCAGCCAAACGAACCCACGACGGTGTAGGCCTCGCGAAGAACCGTCACCCTGCGAAGGAGGGCGTCGGTGTCACTGACCATGAGCATATCCATCAGCGCCAAAAGCACATCTCGCCGGGCAGCCTCCTGCTCGTCGCGATGCTGGTTTTCGTCGCCGCGGGCCTCGCGGTGGCGCAGTTCGGCCAGCAGATAGCCTTCAAACGCCCAGGCGGCATCGAACGCCTTCTCGTAGGCGTATTTCTCGCCAAGCTCCTTGTTGAAGTTCTCGACGCTCACGCAGCTGGATTCGCCGCGAACGGTGAAGCCGTTCTGCATCGTAAGCTGACAGATGGTGGTTCGACCGTCTGGCATCACCACGTAGTCGGCGGCGATGATGCGCTTGCCCAGGTGCTCGCGAGTCACTTTGGTCGGGGTCGGGGTCGGGGTCGGGGTCGGGGTCGGGGTCGGGGTCGGGGTTGTCATCTTCATCAGTCCACGAAG